GTTCCTACCGTTGGTGAGATAGCTGTTCCAATCGCTATCTCTATGGTTACCTCGGTAAGTTCACCTGTATTGAAGGTGGTTGTCATTTCTCTTATCCATTCAATAGTGTTTGTACCCCAGAGAAAATTAGAAGAAATCAGTTCAGTTGAACCGTCAAGCACCCGTATGAGCGCTCCACGTTCACCTTCACCGCTTTCCGCTCCTTCACCATATACAGTACCATCACCATATTCGACACCCGACCCGAACATAGGCTTACTACCTAGCTTATCGTTCATGTAATAGAAAGATAATGCATAGTCAGTATTCGGTTGTACTTGTATTGTCTGAGTAGCTTTGGCATCGGTTGATGTTACATTTTCACAAGTAAAACAGCGAGTACCGTAACGGTTTTTCGATGGAGTAGTCGTTATATTGCCAGGGGTACTACCCCCCTTTGTCCAATACGCGGGGTTATCTGTATCGTCAACTAAGCGTTCAAAAGAAGAGTTGATAATCGGATTGTTTGACCCCGGCATAATGCCCCTGATAATACCATCAGCAACCAAACCGTCTTTGTCGATGATAACGGTTTCATCCAAGTCTCGTATTTCTATTCCCCCTCTGTTTATTTTAAGTAGGTGGTGGTCTTGATCGTTAGCATCTAAATGAACAAAGGAAGCAGCATCATCATACGCGGTTACTTTTATACCATTTGAATCAATTACAACATTGTTGTCTTGACTAGTAATAGTTATTTCGTCTGCATTTATTGTACCGGCGCTTATCTTACCAGCCTCAAGGAAAGCGATGTAATCACCAGAGATAGATGGTGGTGTGCCATAGAGAGAAGTTACCATACCACCTTCGATAGTTACAACCTCTCCCTCGGTTTCATCGCGGGTACCATCATCTAGCAAGGGCCACACCGCACTGCTTACGGGCATTTCCATATCTCCAGAACCAGGCAAAGCTATAGTTGCCGTCTTAACGGTAGTTAGGGGGTATAGATATACCAGTGTTTCATCAACAACATAGCCATTGACAAGCTCAGTACCAAGCTCTAAGTAAGGCTGCACAAATTCATCGGTATCAACTACCGTCACATAGGGAGTTAGTTCCCTAGCTTCATCCCAGATGGTTCCTATCTGTAGTAATCCCTCGTCACCAAAAATGGAAATATCATCTACATATAATACAAATCCGTCAGTATAATCTTGTGCCAAACTGGTACATATAAATTCGGTTGATACATCGAGAACTACGCCGTTCATTTCTTCACCTTCCTTGCTGAGAGATTAAGTAAACGATGTGCTTTTCTCTTTCGGCTAGAAGTTATCATTTGAGCTGCATTACAGGTCAAGGGTATAGTAAAAGACTTTGCCGGTACGGTATAGTATTCATTGCCACCTGGATTAGCAACCTGTATGTAGTCGCCTACTTCCAGCCTTGGCTCCGTAAACGTATCAATGGTTATCGTCAACTCTGCCACTATTTTATTCTTCAAGGTCTCGGCTGCTATGCTGTTGGCAGCGGCAATTGTTGTAGCTTCACCTTGCGAAACTTCTTCTACTAGTAACCATTTCAAATCCGATGGCCTGTACGGTGCGTAAGCGGTAGCTACCCCTCGAACTTGTACTTTACCCTCTGGTTGAGCGCCCCATACAACTACTCGATTAACAAAGCCGGTAAGCTCTGCCACTGTATCTGGCATAGCCACAATATTTCTTTGCTGTTTGGTAAAGATAGCTACTGGTGTATAAGACTGCCTATGAAGATGAAATCGAAAATTGGCATCAAAACGGGCAATATACGCACCTGCTCCCCTAGCCAAGCGTTTAACAGCTTGCCAAGAAGTAGTACATACAGGCTCATTACGACCAGCATTGTCTTGAATAACCTCTGACCCGTAGTAAAAGGGTTTAACTAACAGACCTGGAGTTGTTTCTACTTCTGGAGTATGTGGCCCTGTTTCGCCTGGATGGGGCCATGTATAGCCTTTCCCTATTCCCCACATTTGATAATCATAATAGTTAAAGATTGTTTTTATGGCAGACGAGTGTTTTTGGCCCTTTGTTAGTTTGTGAACAACCCCCAATGGATACATATAGCGCTGTTCAAATCCATAAGCGGTTATTGTGACTATGGCCGAATCTTGGTCTGACTTCCTAATGCTACCGGGAACAACCAAGCCAGCGAATACAGGGATAGATACCCAACCACCATTCAGATAGCCGTATGCCGGTGAATCCAATTCCTTGACATAGACCTCATAGAACGCTTGGTAAAGATCATTAAGCCATAGATCACCAGGAGCAAGCGTTGTCTTAGGCCGATAGATAGTGAACTCTAACCGAGTATGTGGATTACTGTCTACATCTACGGTAACCAAGCCGTCGATTAACTCTGTCCAGTTCTCTTTTGTCGCACCCGTTATACCGTCATATACCATTACTCGGGGTCTTGTCAATTGATTAGGAGACAACAAAGCAGCGTCCAAACAATCCATTATGTAATCATCATAGTACTTAGACATGTTTATCATTTAGGCCAACCAACCTCATAGAGGGTAAGCTGTACCTCGTACATACGATGACCGTGTAACTCTTTAACCTCTCTCATTGTTGGATTCTTACCAACCGCTACTCTGGTAATCATACCTTTAGAGGATGATAGTGAGCAAATGAGATTTCGTTTAATGATTTGTTCTAAGGATTTAAGAAGTCCCTCCTCGGCTCGTATGTAAGCACTTATCGTTATCTTTTTCGCTACGTTCGGGGTACGAACAACGCTGAAATGCCCACCAAACGGATGGTAAAACGGTTCCCCTAGTTCATCATATTCTATATCAGCGGTTTCTACATGCTTGGTAAACGGCAATATAAGATTCTTATCTTCCTCGGCCATTAACCAATAGCCCATTGTGTTTACCTGTATGTTCTCAACCATACCTCCGATGTTGGCATAGAAATAATCAAGGTCTAAATCCGTTGTGTTGTTGCCCATGTAAACAACCAAGGCAACGCCGGTATCATCTGTGATCGTAGCATCGAAAGAATACGAGCGCCATTCTCCCCATGCGGTTTCATTGATTTGACCATAGATTGTACCAGGTGCGCCGGTCATTCTGATAACCGCGTTTACTGGTTTGCTACCTTCCCTTGAGCGCATACGAATGTATGCTCTGAATGTAGTACCAATCGCTACCGCATTAAGAGGTTGGATAAGGTAAATATGCCCTTGGTGAGTACCGCCGTTTGTGATGTTCGCTCTAAGATAATATCCACCAACACATCCATATTCTTTCTCACGGCTCAAAGTAAGAGTGGCTGGTGAAACTGTTTCCAGTTGCCACCAATTAGTATAGGGCCACTTAGTAAAGTAGGGGCATTGTGTTCTACCAGACGAACTTTTGCCATTGACAACAGCGTGAATAGCATACTCACTAGTAACACCACCAGGCGCTAAATCATACATATGATAAGCGGGGCCACCATACCAAGCGCCAAAGTCAGTGGGAGGCCCACTGTCTATCAATCGCCAATCAGTGTCATCAAAATCGGCATCTTTTCGATATATCTTAAACCTATCTGGTGTCGTTAATTTATTCCATTCCAAGTGGACTATTGGTGCATCGCCATGCTCTTGTATTGCTTGCGGCGTTTCTTGAGTAAGTGTAAGATCAGTTACCGGTGTTATGGTAAGATCAGGATTTATTCTCCACTCGGTTCTATCGAAAGCATAGTCTGGGTCAAAAGCTCCACCATCCCGTTCCATAGAATCATATACCCGTACAATTTGGGCATAGGTTTGTCCTACCTCAAGCACATCGGGAGGAACCTGTAGCCAAGTATTAGGGGATGTGACAATGCCAGTTCCCCAACCATCTACCCACTTGTTCAGTGAGTTAGAGTAATAAGGGGATACGAACTTACCTTGTGCTACATTGAATCGACAAACCGTTACCCAGTACTTACGTTGAGCGCCACCCTCACCACCTGCATAATCCCAAGTAAGCAAAGGTTCAACTTCTGCCGAGGTATCGCCTGCTACATGAGTGATAGTAATCGTCGGTTTACTAGCTATACGGAACTCTACTGTATTTGACCACGGACTTCTTAGCCCACTGCCACTGAAAAAATTAACTCGCCAGTAGTACGTTCTATTGGAATCCAAAGCAGCAAACTCAGTGCCTGGTCTATAATCAATTCGTTTCGGCCAAGTACCGCCCGAATAATCAGGCACCGTACTTATATCTCTAATAGATGGAGAGAACTGAGCATTTTCAGCAACTTGAATCCTGATACCGGCTACCTCTTTACCGCCCGATGATGCTGTAAATCTTGGCTTGGTTGAAGAGACAGTATCCGCTGGTGCCAAGTTGAAGGGAGCATACGGTTCAACGCCCCATGCCCAATGCATAGCTGCCATTTGTGTACCGTATTCACTATGAAAATAAGTATTGGTGTGGAGGATATTTGTATAAATACGAAATCCATAATACTTCCATCCATAGTTAGCGGCTGTTTCAAATAGATATGCTAAATCGAATGTATGTTGGTAACCGTCATACTGCCCTTGAATACCAAACTCTCTCTTTGCGGATGCTTCACTACGGACGTTTGGTGCTGTATTCCAAGTAACATACGGCTCTTGAAAGGGAGCAGCAAGCATTTGGAAAGTAAGAGTACCAACATTTGTCCAGGTACCTCTCTGGGTAAGTCTACAGTAGGCATGTACTACCTTATTCTCAGGGTTAGCGGTACCTGCTGGACGAGTAGGCCGTAAATAAGTAAACGCATGTAGCCCTGTTGCTCCGCACACCTGTAAATAATTACGATAGTTCAAAGCGGTATTAGGCCATTCTTGCCTAACACACGTATCTATTGTTATGTTTGACCAACCAGCGTATTGCATTATTTATCAGTCCATTCATCTATCGCTATCGTTTTCCCAACATGCGTATATATACCCTCGTCTACCACTTCAATTATCCCCGCTTTCAAGTCTTTGATCTTAAAGGTAGTGCCTGCTGGCATTGCTACTTTAACTTCCATAGGTAGTTTACCCTGATTTATGCCGCTTGACAAGGCACTTAGCGGTTTAGCAAGAGCAGTGAACCAACGGTTTTGTCTTGCAGTCAGTACACGCTCACCAGCATGGAGGGTAGCCGAGACCTCACCACCACCAGCATACGAATTATGTAGGTCATGGTAGTCTAGCGCTTCTTGGGCGCTACCGTGGTATCTATCTCTCAGATAACGCAAACCACCTGCTACCTGGTTTGCAACACTGGCACCTCTACCACTAATATAGTCTGTATTTGCAGTACCACCTTCCCAATGCATAGGCATGAACTGAAACAGACCATAGGCATGGCTAACTTCATTTTCAGCGGTCGGACTCATGCTTGACTCTCGATTAAGCAATTCCTTCAAAGCACCCAATTCACCTGCACCATATTTTGCCTGTTCCTTAAAGTAGTTAGAAACTTGGCCCCAAACGTCACCGCCCTGTAGACCACCACCGCCTGCAATAAAGCCCTTTGGTACACCCCAATATTGCGCTCGACCAGGATAGGGGTTATCTTTACCTCTCCACTGTACACCGCCACCACTACTTTCAAACCATTCACCAAGAACCTTACCCCAGGCATGACCACCACCAGGGCCACCAGGGTCGTCATATCCCCAGATTTCAAAGCCACCAGCTTTGCCTTGTTCTATCTCAGCAGCCAAGCCACCTGTATTAGTACGTCCACTCATAAGCCCGAGTTCATTTAGAATCCACGATATCAAACCTGAACAATCGAAACCACCTGGTTGCCAACCGCCCCATACATACGGGTCACCGATAACCGAATCAACAAGCGCTTTAACTTTCTCAGCCATCGCTCCCCCGCCACCTAGATTAAACCTCTTTCCGATAGCATCATAAAGTTGTTTGGCATCCGTACCCATAAACTCGGTTAGCCATTCCCAACCTCTTCCTTGGTTCTTATCCATCGTATGCCAGATTTGTGTAGCAAATTCTTCAAAGCCGCCCATGTGCTTATTGATTATTTCCATAAGCCCTTTTTGGCCTAAGCCTCTAATCAAACCCATTATCATAAAGCGACCAAGCCGTTCAAACTCTTTAGACGGTGACTTAATACCCAAGCGGCTTTTAACAGCACCGATAAGCACTTTAGCTAATTGTATACCGGCCTCTCCTAAATAGTGAGCGTTCAGTAGCAAGAGATTCTTCCAGTGTTTCGGTAAGCCCTTAAGCCATTTGCTGAACTTCTGTAGCTTATTCCGCATAGCCTTGGTTACTTTGCCCATGTTTTCAGCGGAGGTTGTTTTTAATTGTTTCCAACCAACACCGGCTGTAAACCCTCTATGAACAGATACACCAAGCTTCCTTGCTTCCGTAGATGGTGAGCTAATACCTAGTCTTTTCCTCAAGCCCTTGATAAACTCTTTAGCTGTTTTCTTACCAGCCTCTAGTTGGCCCTTTATTGACCCTTTCTTAAAGCCCTCGCCTGTAGCCTTACCAGCTTTCTTGCCGTCTTTACCCGACTTCTTAGTACCTTTCTTAAAACCTTTTCGGATGTTGTCTCCAGCTTCTTTCCCCTTTTTGCCTGCGTTCTTACCACCGCGTTTATAGCCCTTTAGGGTAGCCTTTGCTGTTTTCTTACCGGTATCAGTAATGGCTTTAATTCTATCCTTGATTCCTTTAATCATACGATTGACAAGTGCTTTACCGGCTCGATATAACCAACCAGACCCACGCATAACCATGTTATAGAAATATTTTGGTACTCTAACCAACCAGCGACCAAAGCGGATTATCCCTGTACGCATGGTACGGAAGACCCGAGCAAACCCGGTCATAGTAAGGAAATTAACGAGTGTCCAGTGTCGTCTAGTTACTGTCCGTTGTCTAACAAAAGCACCCCGTATATAATTCATTAGTCTTCTTCCAAATATAAGATGAAGATTGAGTAATCCAGCAGGGCCAAACAAAGCCATACCAACAATGAAGAGGATACGAGTCCAATGGTACTTAGTTATATTTCGTTCTCTGGTATTATGTCCCTTTCTCCTATTGGCCTTTCGTACATTAAACATACGGTCAAGGTTGGCTACTTGGTTCTTGAAGAATCGAAAGATATTAGTCAACATTACATTATGGTTTCTTGCAGCAAACCGTTCTCTTTTTTGAAAGGCTCTTTGTAATGCCAACCGCCGTTTTCTACTTAACAAGAATATACCTGATTGGGTATTAAGGTTAGTTCTAAGAATCCTATTAGAGAGTCTTCCAAACGCTCTGAATAGACCTATTCGTTTTGTTTGATGTGTTTTTTGTTTTCGTTCAGTCTCCTTTTGGCCCTTGCCCCTTAACCTATCTGCTTCCTTTTGAAACTTCTCGGCAATCCTCATTTGCTTTCGAGCGCCTTCAAAGTCACCCTTTACTATTGCTTTCCAAAAGGCCTCTCGACGATTAAGGTTTGCTTTTAATTCAGCGTCATCTGCCTTTTCAGCTTTTGTTTTATCCCCTCCTCCCATAAGCGCACTTCTACCAAGCAAACCACCTTCCATACCATCCGCATAAGCAGCACCAACTTCCTCACCTTGCTTTTCGGCCTCATCTTTACGGTCGTCATGGGCTTTATCAACCTCTTTATCTTCTTTATCCCTTCCCTTTTTCGTTTCCCTAGCATGGCCTTCACTATATTTCTTACCAGTTTGTTTACCGCCCTTATCAGCTTCATCAGCCGCTTTGCTCATGCTTTTACCAAGCATACCACCGATACCTTCAACGGTACCCTTTATAATGTCATAGATTGCTTTCGCACTACCAACAACGGCATCCCTGGCACCCTCTCCCATGAGAGAGAATCCAGCAGTCATATCTTTGACACCCTTAGCCATAAGCTTACGGTTGCCGGTTATGAAACCCCAAAGTATCTCTCCGACACCCCAGATAACCTTACCGAGGCCAACAAATACCTTAATCACTCCAGAGATTACATTAACAATAACGGCAAGAACCAACGCAAGACCAGCAAAAGCTATAAGTAAAGCTCCACCAACTATAGCAGCAAGCACTTTCAACACCGGTATCATCAATGGTTTAATTAAATCCCATAATTCTTTAAGAGCATCCCACAAATGACCAAAGGCCGTTATCACTGGTTTCATAACAGGTATAAGGTATTTCCACATTTTAGAAAGAATATATCCAACAGCGATAACAGCGGCTACTGCTATAGCTACCTTAGCAATTATTAGGATGAAGGGAAGTAAAGCGGTACTCATAAGTACGCTTATACCACTAGCCATTAACCCAAGCACAATGAGTAGAGGCCCAACTACTGCTAGAAGAGCAGCAAAGAGTATAATCATTTTTTGTGTTGGTTTCGGTAGAGCGCTGAAAGCGTTAAACATTTTCTTCAAAGCACCAGCAACAAGGCGTATCGAGGGAGCAAGTAACTTACCAATAATTAGACCGGCGGTTTCTACACTACCACGTAATTGTTCTATAGCTCCGGCAATGCCGCCCATTCGAGCAGCAGCCATCTTAGAAGCAGCGCCAACCTCAGAGGTCTCCTTGATATATTTCTTCATTCCCTTAACACCTTGGTCATAAAGAACAGCAGCCGCTCGAATAGCGTCTGTACCAAAGAGAACTTGCATGGTAGACATACGTTGTTTCTGAGTCATACCACTAAGTTTACTTTGTAGTTCTTTGACGATACCGACCATCGGTTTCATTTCGCCGTTGTTCTTATAGAAACTCATACCCAATTCTTCCATCAGTTCCTTAGCTTTACCGGTTACCGGGTTAAGTCTTTGGAGGAAGACCTTGAATGATGTACCAGCATCCGAGCCTCGGATACCAGCATCAGCAAACACCGCTAGGACAGCGGATGTTTCTTGGATACTAAGCCCTGATTGGTAGGCCATAGCGG